CATTATTGGATTCAGTACAGTGGAAACCCAGCAAAAAACTGTTCGCAAACCCGCAGACACACTCCGAGCCATGAGTGCAGCCGGCAAGCCAGCAGCCAGGAAAATATTCAAAGAGCTCACTACCACAGAAACAGCGTTCAACGGGCGTGGTACTGACAACTTGATTGTACTGCGGGTCTGGTAAATACAAGGACTGGAGTACCCAATGTCCGAAAATACCCTTGAAACACTAAAGCAAAATCTCATCGAGTATGTGCGCCTGACCTTGGGCGATGGCATGATTGACGTTGAACTGGACCCTGCACACTACGAAGCAGCATATCAACGCACCATTGGTACCTATCGTCAGCGAGCACAGGCTGCCTATGAAGAAAGCTACACCTTCATGGAACTGGTCAAGGATGTCAACATCTACACCCTGCCCCAGGAAGTGATTCAAGTGCGCCAGATCTTTCGCAGAACATTTGGCGACAGCCAAGGCCCCTTTGCCAGCAATTTTGACCCGTTTAGCCAGGCCAGTTTGAATGTGTATCTCATGAATTTCAACGTGGCCGGGGGCTTGGCCACATATGACTTTTACAGCCAGTATGTGGAACTGGCAGGCCGCATGTTTGGTGCCTACATCAACTATACATGGAATCCAGTGACCAAGAAACTGCAGATTGTGCGTGATCCCAAGGGCACCGGGGAAAATGTTCTACTATGGACCTACAATCTCAAACCCGAGTTCAATCTCTTGCAGGACTTTCAAATCAGCCAGTGGATTCGTGACTACATGGTGGCTTCGTGCAAAATGATGATTGGCGAAGCTCGTGAGAAGTACCAGCAAATTGCAGGACCTCAAGGTGGGTCTTCGTTAAACGGCACAGCTATGAAAAGCGAAGCACAAACTCAAATTGATGCTTTGCTATTGCAGTTGGTTAATTATATAGATGGCAGCCAGCCGATTACTTGGGTAATTGGTTGATCTAACATTGTTGCTGGGCCGCAAGGCATAAATAAATGTATGACACATTTATGCGAATACGGTTGCGGACAAACAGCTACACATTTTAAAACGCCAAGTCCAAAAGTTCCTAACGGAAGATGGTCTTGTGCACCGAGTCCAAATTCTTGCCCAGCTAAACGATCTAAGACTGCAGGAGATAATAATCCTTCCCGTCGGCCCGAAGTTCGAAAAGCTATAAGTGAGATTAATTCTGTGTTATTTGCATCAGGATCTGACCTAAGAAAACAATGCCAAGCTACTTTAAACTCACGATATGGCGTTGATAACCCAATGTCGATCAAGGAAGTGGCAGATAAGTTTGTAGAAACTCGAAAATCTCGAAATAATTATAGATGCATCATTGATAGCAATGATCCGGAAATAAAAGCAAAACGATATGCTACTAATGTTGCTTCTGGGTTATGGCTAGATCCTGAGTTAAAAACTGAATGGCAACGATACGAGCAAGAAGTAGATCGGCTAACAAATCAAAATTATAAAAAGTATAAGGAAATCATTAATCCGAATAATCTTTTAAGAGGAAGAACTCGCGGAACATACCAGCTTGATCATATTATGAGTAAAATGGACGGGTTCACTGAAGGTGTAGAACCAGAGCTAATAGCACACCCAGCTAATTTAAGAATGTTAACATCGAGTGAGAATCAATCAAAGAACTCAAAGTCGCATTATACCAAAGAGCAACTTTTGGAAATTATAGAAAATTTACCTTTTCAATACACTTAATTTCTGTCCAAACAGCTTGAAAACCGCTGTAAGCAATAAGTATTATAATAATAACAAAGGAGGCTACTATGCCCGTGAGAATCGAAGGCGCCATTGACATTGGCGGCAATATTTTTATCACCAGCGAATTGCAAGTATCCGGTGCATCATCTTTCAATCGTGTTGCAGGTGAGCGTGTGTATGTCTGGACTAGCTCGGGTTCTATTGTGTTGCCCATGTCGGGTACAGTGGACTATTTGATAGCAGCCGGTGGTGGCGCAGGCGCACGAAATGCCAATAGTGACAATTATGCCGGGGGCGGCGGCGGCGGTTTGATTATCGGCAGTTTTGTAGCTCAGCCCAGCCAACTGTACACTATCACAACAGGTGCTGGTGCGGTCATGACCTATGATCAGCGGGACGCCACCGGTGGCAATAGTTCTATTTCGGGTGGCAGCGTGAACTTGGTAGCCCTGGGCGGCGGTTCAGCGTCGTCCAAGGTTTCTCGAGGTCAAGGTTCTCACACAAGTCCTCAGTCAGCTGGCGGTTCAGGTGCTGGTAACACCGGCGGCGAACCTGGTCCTGGTTCTCCTGGACTGCAACCTGGATCGGCTTCGGGCGGGTACGGCAATGCCGGCGGACTTGGATACGCAGCAGGTCTTTATCAATATTTTCACCCAATTGGTGGTGGCGGTGGTGGTGGCGCCGGTACTGCTGGTACTAATGCAACCAGACCCTCAACGTTCAATGTCACCGGAGGCAATGGCGGGGATGGTATCTCCAGCGACATTACCGGAACATCAATATACTATTGTGGCGGCGGGTTTGGCGCCGGATCTACTAACAATGGCACAAACGGATTGGGCGGCGGCCCCAGCAGCTACGGCGGTGGTGGCGGAAAAGACCAAAATGGTGGGCCTGGCATCGTAATCTTGCGTTTTGGGTTCATGTAATCTACCGTTTTTGCACACTTAATTTGACAGATCTGTTATACTTGATGTATGGCAGATTTGATGATAGACATTGAAGGCTTGGGTACTGGTCCGGATACCACAATTTTGACCATTGCTGCTCAAAGTTTTGATCCCTTGGGCACTGGTTGGTATGATCGACATTATTATGCTCGTGTTACCTTGGAAAGTCAGCCCGATCGCAGCATCCAACAAGGTACTATAGACTGGTGGGCCACGCAACCCACAGCCGCTCGTGAAGAAGCATTTGGTGAAACTGATCGAATTCCCTTGGATCAAGCCCTGGATCAACTGCACCAAATTGCCTGGCAAAGTAACAGAATTTGGATGAACGGTCCCACATACGATGCCAACATCCTGGAACATGCCTACAAAAGTTACAGCAAACCCTTGCCCTGGCAGTTTTACAAAATCCGTGATGCCAGAACAGTCTACAGCCTGTGGCCTGACTTGCCCAGACCTCCCACCAGTCATCATGCCCTGGAAGACTGCCGCAGACAGATTGAATTGTTGCAACACTCTTTGAAACATTTGAATGTAAAGGAATTGAGATGATCATTGGACTGGTGGGCTTGATCGGCGCCGGCAAAGACACTGCTGCTGACTATCTAGTGAATCTTCATGAATTTCGCCGTGAAAGTTTTGCTGCCACTCTCAAAGACGCCGTGGCTGCTGTGTTTGGCTGGGACAGAGTCATGCTGGAAGGACGCACCAAACAGGCACGGGAGTGGCGAGAACAAGTGGATGTCTGGTGGGCTGAACGACTTGGCATGCCTGAGTTGACACCGCGTTGGGTGTTGCAGCACTGGGGAACTGAAGTGTGCCGTAGAGCGTTTCATGACGATGTCTGGATTGCCAGCCTGGAAAACCGACTGCGCCAGAGCCGGGACAACATAGTGATCTCGGACTGCAGATTTCCCAATGAAATAGGTGCTATCAAAAGAGCCGGGGGCCGGGTGGTGCGTATTGTGCGTGGTGCCGAACCCGAATGGTATGACCTGGCTCAAGCAGCAAATGCTGGGCCAGGTCATGTGGACTGGTGTCGCAGTCGGGATCGACTCATGCAGTATGGTATACATGCCAGTGAAACTGCCTGGATTGGTACTAATTTCGATGCTGTGCTGGACAACAACGGAACACTAGATCAGTTGTACCAGCAGGTGCAAAATTTAATCTCTACCTAGGCATCAGCTGACAAGTCTCCTGGCCGCCAAGGCAGTTCGCTCTTGGCAATGTCCACGGTGCAGTTCAAGCACACCGTTCGCAGGTTGCGATGATCACTGTTGTGCAAGTTGCCATCAATGTGATACACTATCAGCTGAGCTGCCCACATCGACTTGAACCCACAGCGGTCACATACAGTTTTTTTCTTGTAGCCGGCCTGTTGCCAGCGTGGCACAGATGCTGGTAGTCGTTTGTTTTTTCTTATGCAACGGTCACACAAGCGACGGTATTGGGTTTTTTCGTCGCGATGATAGGCTATTGCCCTGGGTCTTTGGTTGCAAACTGCGCAGAGTGGCCTGGTCATACGGTTATTTAGCATGTGTTTACGAGAAAACCTACTGGGTAGGGCACGGATAAAACCATTTTTTTCAGTTGATAGCTAAATATTAGCACGAAGTTCTTAGGAGAATCACAATGGCATTAGTTAGTCCCGGCGTAGAAGTCACTATTGTTGACGAGAGTCAATACATTCCTGCTGCAACCAATTCGGTACCTTATATTTTGTTGGCAACAGCACAAAACAAGGCCAGCGCCGCTGGAGTTGGCGTGGCACCTGGAACCTTGGCTGCCAACGCCAACCGTGTGTATTTGATAACCAGCCAGCGAGATCTGGCTGCCACATTTGGCAATCCGTTCTTTTACAAGACCACAGCTGGTACACCCATCAATGGTTACGAGCTCAACGAATATGGCTTGTTGGCTGCTTACAGTGCCTTGGGCGCCAGCAACCGTGTGTATGTTCAGCGTGTGGACATTGACCTAACTGAGCTCACAGCCAGCCTGAGTCGACCCATGGGCGACCCTGCTGCCAACACCTACTGGTTGGATACTGCAACCACTGCCTGGGGCATGTTTGAATGGAATCAGATCACTGGCCAGTTTACCAACCGAGCTCCTATTGCAATCGAACTGTCTTCTCAGCTGGAAACAGGCACAACTGTACCACTGCAAAGTCTGGGCAACATTGGTGATTATGCTGTGGTTACAGTAACTGATGTTACTACATACAACCCCATGTACTACAAGCGTGGCGGTCCTACAGCTACTCAAACCAGTTCTGCTGAATTGGCTGATCTTTACAACACTTGGGTCCTGGTCGGCAGCAGTGACTGGAAAACAGCCTGGCCCGCAGTGTCAGGAACACTGGCGCCTAGCACTCTTACAGCAGCCAATACCATTACCATCAACGGTGCTACTATTACTGTTCCAGCTGCACCCAACAACACAGTGGCCGGTTTGAGCAATGCTATCAACACTGCTGCCATCACTGGTGTTTATTCTGGTTACATCGGCGGCAAACTTTATATCTATTCCACAGTCTCAGTTGCAATCGACGACGGCACAGGAACGCCTCTTTCTGTGTTGGGCATTGCTGCTGGCACTTACGCTGCACCAACATATTTGGCAGCAGCCAGCTATCAAGCTCCACGTTGGAGATCAACAGATAATGTTCCAGCTCCCACAGGCTCTGTATGGCAAAAAACAAACAATGTGAATCTTGGCATGAACATTGTGGTCAAGAAGTGGAATGCAGCATTGGGTATGTTTGTACAACAAGCATGTCCTGTGTACCCTACTGAAACAGCTTGTTTGTACAACATGGATCCCACTGGCGGCGGTCAAAATATTCCAGCTGGATCATTGTTTTGCTATAATGATGTGTACAATAACGGTACTAGCACAGCAGAAATACTCGAGAGATTGGTTGCAGGCGATACTGTTGTTACAGGCAATACCAATACGCCGGGTCCTTTTGTTAATGGCAATACATTTATTTTGCGTTATACCAGTGCCGGATCTTCGACACAAACTGAATTAACTGTTACCATACAAGGTACTACTGCTGTGGATTTTGTCACAGCAGTGAGTGCAGCTGGTGTTCCGAGTTATGTTCAGTGTTCAATCAACAGCGCCGGCGCCATTGTGTTTACTCACACTCAGGGCGGTACAATAGTTCTTATTCCTGGCAATAATGGCATGGTACCTATTCAGTCAGCTGGCTTCTATGATTCAGTTGTGGGCTGCCGCCCAAGAAACGGTGATCCAACTTCAGCTCAAGGCTTACTTTTAAGCGGCTGGGTCAATGCACCCTCGTTTACATACACAGCCAGCGCAGATGCACCAGATCGCAATCCCGCAGATGGTCGCTTGTGGTACTATTCTGCTGTGGATCAAGTGGACATCATGATCCAGGACAACGGTTCTTGGCAAGGTTATCAAAACGTAACCAACGATGTTCGTGGCTACGATTTGACTGTGACCAATGCCACAGGTCCAATCATTTCTGCTACGCCTCCCTTGACACAAAATGACGTCAGCGAGTCTCCCCTGGTTTATGGTGACTTGTGGATTGACACCAGCGACCTGGAAAACTATCCGGCTATCAGCCGTTGGCAAGCCATAGACGGTGTGGATCAATGGGTTCCTGTCAGCAATGCTGATCAAACCACAGAAAATGGTGTGTTGTTTGCGGATGCTCGTTGGGCACCCAATGGTGACACAGATCCTGTGGTAGATCCATTTCCCACTATTCAAAGTCTCTTGACCAGCGACTATTTGGATTTGGATGCTCCTAACCCCGACCTGTACCCACAGGGCATGTTGTTGTTCAACACACGCCGTTCGGGTTACAATGTCAAGAGCTTCCAAGTCAACTACTTCAACGGCACTACCTATCCCGATGATGTGTTGCCCACAGAAACCAGCACCTGGGTCACAGCGTCAGGTCTCAAGAACGATGGTAGCCCTTACATGGGTCGCCAGGCTCAGCGTGCCATGGTTGTGG